GTCAACTGCGACTCACCAGTAACTGCTAAAACCTCTAGATGTTGCCTCGCCTCGGGACTCACAAAAACATCCTCACCTGCCTGAGCAACAACAAGAGCTGGCAAATCTTCAGCATATAACTCCGCTCGCATCAAATTCACAAATTGATTCGAAGCGAATGAATGTATACCTGCCTTACGCACACCGCGAAAACGAATGAAATCTGCACTTACTCTTCGCAGGAACTCACGCGTGTCAACTACATCACAATACATCTGACCCTTACACACCCCAGTAGGCGGCCTATTAACTACTTGCTGCCACTCCAAATGACCATAAACTCGCAAAACCTCTGGTGGAATTTCATCAATACGCTTATCACGATACTCATCTTTCAACCGCGCCTCCCAAACACAATTACGACGATTCCACAACGCTTGTTGCACTGCTATCTTATTACCTGTACAAGGAAATGCTGAGTTAGATGTCATAATAACCAACTGTGATGAAAACGGGGTTGCCTTCATACCAATTACGGGATTATCCAGTGAAGCCATAGGAACCCTATAATCTGCCGAATTAATTACAGAAAAAGCCTCTATAAATTCACCACCACCAGGAGCAGACTCACATTGGCCAAAATCGTCGTATAAAACTGCAAAATGTTGAGCATAACCATCCCAATAATCATTCCCAGTAACACGAGTATACAATAAACGCCGCCTAGGCCACTGCTCTGGCGCCAAACATGCTGCAACAGTTCCCGTAATATGTGTCTTACCAATGCGCGAATCTCCCACAATATATATACAATAGGGATCTATACGCTGGACACCTTCATGCCCAACTGTTTCAACAATGTCTCGACACTCCTCCAAAATCTTATCTGCACTTCGCAACATCGCAAACAACTTAGGATCAGTTTTATTATTCAAAGCCATCTCTTTAAAACGACGACACTGCACACGCAAATCTTCCAATTCACATTGTACACTCTCATCCGTCATTAATAACATTTTTGTTCGCCCTAAATTAAACTTCGCCACTCTCTCAAAGAAATCAGGTAATTCAAATTCAAGCAATTGTTTCCACATAGCCTCTGGACACATTACATTAAACCAAGCACGGGCAGACAAGGGCAACAAATGCAATAACCCTTCAATCATATGTGACATATTATTAATAAAAGGAATAGAAACATTTGTTGTTCGCATAAATTCAACCACCCTCTTAATATCTTTATCCTGAGGGATAAACTTAAATAATGCAGTACCCATAACCAAGGCAACCAAGGGTGACAAACCTGTCAAATCTATCCCCTGAGCACGATTAAAACCTTCCTCACTAACTGTCATCGGAACTTCTAGTAGTGTTCTCACTACTGGTTTAATCTTCTCAACTATATATTCTGCTACTCCCACTCGCATTAAAAATCGTGAAACATTCATAACTATAATAAAAATATCCCGCTTCATACAACCATACACCAACTCAGCTAAACACATAGCCAAATCTGATGCAAAAAGCGCAATATTGGGAACTAACCCCTCCAAAGCTTGTTTAACATCTGCCACCAAAGTTTCGAAAGAGAGACTAGCTGATTCCAGAAAATTACGCGCAGTACTCGATGTAACCCGAATATCATCTACAACTGCTTTAGCCGCAACTGATGCCTCTTTCACACTATCTAGAGTTTCTACCACAGATGCTCTCGTACTCTCACTAGTCAAAGATGACAAACCACTCATGGTCTGTTGCGTAGAAGAAATCAACTTCATCATCTGAGCTGTAACCTTCACATTAGAATCACCTAATCCCTGCGCCTTCAAAACAGGCTTTTCATTGTCAGTAACATCCATCAACATGAAAGGCTTCAACAAATCTACAACTCGAGACAGCGTTTGGTGCGCAGTCAACTCCTGATTAACATCACTA